TCCAGCTGACCTTCCAGCTCCGTGCCATATAAGTCAAATTTCCCTTTTATTGATAAGTATTAAAGGCGCTATATCTTCCTCGGAAGATATAGCGTCTTTAATATTATTGAGAGCGTACAATCACAAAAATTTTCTTCCCACTAGCTCAAAATATGTATTGACAAATACATATTTTATGCTATAATAGAGACATAAATAGCAAGGGGGAACACACAATGAAGGGCACTGAGAAGCAGATCGCATGGGCAGAGGACATCCGGAATAATATCGTCAACACTTGCAAGCTCAACCAGGCGCGCTTTGAGAACACCTTCCCTGAAGAAGCAGCTCTATGGGGAAAGATTCTGGCCCACTGTGAAAAGTTCTTGGCCATGTGTGATGCGCAGCCCCAGACCCAGGAGGCCAAATGGTGGATCGAGCACCGGGACCAGCTGCCTAACCCGATCTGGCTTTTTACCGAGGTGAGCGGTATGGTAAGTAGGAGCGGCTGCACCGAAGACGAAGCGCTCACAAAATTTTTTGGGATGTAACTTAATGGTAATAGGCAACCCGAAGGCCGCCCGCAAATAAAGGAGAAAAATCATGAATATTGAAAACGAGATCCAAACAAAGTACGGAAGCAACGTCTATGTTGCCCTCGGTACAGTGGCCCATGAGATCACCGCTAAGTATCAGGCTGCGTGGGACAACGGTGTCTACACTGATAACGCCCTGCCTGGCCAGGCCATGATGAATCAGTTGTGTGGCCGTACCCCGGAAGCTGCGGTTATCTCGGACGCCTGGAACGAGCTCAAAAAAGCTGCCCTAAATCTGTGGATGTCCGGAGTCAGCCGGGAGCAGATGGTCGCAGCACTGTGTATGCTGTCTGCGGTCCCCGGCGGAATGTTCCCCAGCGTTGCGTGGCTGCATGGTGCTGAAAATCTAACCGATATGGCTCTGATGCGTGCCTGGAATGAGGCTCATCCAGATGAGGAGCCCATCTATCGCAATGACGAGGCCCTGCTGCCCTGATGACGAGAAAGAGGAGATCCCGACATGACAAACAGAGAAGCTTATGTATTTGGCTGGGTATTTGGTAGATTATCTGCGGAGGTGTTCCCACAGGATATAGGTGGAGACGTTGCTCTTGCGGCGCAACGCCCATATACAGCCAACGCCCGCGTTATTTCGGACGCCCACCGCATCGGAATCTTGAAAGGCGATCTGGAGCAGCAGGTCGGGGAGGCGCTCTTCGAAATCGACAGCATTGTTGCTCCAATGGAGGGCAGCTCTGAAAAATCCCAGCCACTCGAAATCCAAGGCTCTTGGCAACTGGGGTATTTTGTGGGAAGAGGGAAGCGTCCTCTCCCCACCGCAAAGGTTGACATCGCCGCCGCCCGAAGAGCCCAGAAGATGACTCAGGGACAGCTGGCCGAGGCCATCGGCGTTGACCAGGCTCTGATCTCCCGCTGGGAGTCCGGCAAGGTCGTCCCAAACAAGGAGAGCATGGCAAAACTCCGGAAGGTACTGTCAATTTGATCATTCAAGAGGGGGAGCGCCCACGCGCTCCCCCTCTTTCTCATCCTCTTGCCGCCTTGAGGATGGCCACGCCCATGGTGGCCAGCTCCTGCCTGGTGGTGTGGGCCCTGGGCCTGGCGATGGTCACGCCGCCCTGGCCGTCATCCACGCCGGTGAGGATCCCGGCCTCCACGGCCTGCCGGATGTAAGGCACTGCCCAGCTGTCCGCCGGCGCGTTGGCCAGCTTCGCCTCCTGAGCGGCCAACTCCTCCCGCACGATCTGCCGCACTCTGTCCTCCGTCAACTCCGGCTCCTCCTCTCTCGCCGTCCAGCGCAGTACGCTGTTGATCCGCCGGTTTTCCGCGGTCTTGGAGACCGCCCCGTCCCGGCTCTGGTAGTAACTCCCGCCGCCGTCCAGCTTGAGCACATCAGTAAAGCCCAGCCCCCGGAACACCCGGGCGGCCTCGCCGCTGTCCAGCAGGTTGGCGGTCCTGGACTGCCAGCCCATGACGTACACCATGCCGTCCCCCTTGAGGCCCACCAGCGTGTGCCAGGTGGGCCTCAGCGGGGAGGTGTCCCAGCCCTGCCCCTTGGCCTGGGCGGTGGTACAGGCCGTCCCGTCCCGGAGCACAGGGATACCGGACACGGCGTAGTCCGTCCCCTCCGGAACCGTCCGGATCTCCTCCACCCGTGCCTTGCCGCCGGAGATCAACAGGGTGGAGATCTCCTTCCCGTACATAGGGTTAGCATAGACCCACCGGCCAGCGTCAAATGTGAACCGGTCCCACTGGAACCGCCCGCGCTCCTGGCAGTAGTGCCTCGTCCATTTCCCTGAGGCATTGTAGTCCGCCACCAGATGCCCCACGGGCAGCGTGAACGGCTCGCCCGCCTCGGAGTAGTTGGCGAAATATCCCGCATTGGCGCAGTTGTCGCCGCACTCTCCCTTGGGCTTGTCCACCAGTTCCACCGTCAGGTCCTCCGCCTGCACCGCAGTCATCAGAACCTGCCCGCCGCCCTTGGGCTGGAGGTCATACACCTCCACCAGCGCCGCCGCCAGCCCGGCCGCAGCCTCGTCGGCAAACCGCTCTGTCAGGATGATGGGCGTGTCTGTGGTGGAGTCCATAAACCCCAGCTCGATCAGTGTGGCCGGCATGGTGGTATAGTTGAGCACATACAGGCTCTGCTCCGCCAGAGGCTGCGCCCGGTTGCCCCGCAGCCCAGTGGCCACCACGGTATAACGGTACACCGCGTCCCGCACCACCTCACTCTGCTTCTGATGGCTGGGGGCCACATAGGCCACGATCCCGCCGCCGGAGCCGCCGTTGATCCCGGCGTTGTGGTGGATGGACAGATACACGTCCGCCTTTGCCCGGTTGGCCGCCGCCACCCGCTGGGACAGGGTCACATCCCGCTTGCCGGTCACGTCGTCCACCCGCATGGTCTGGCAGCTGTACCCCGCCAGGATGGCCTCCAGCTTGTCCGCCACCCGGCTGTTCAGGGTCCACTCCCGGGTCTCCCCGGGGTCGATGCTCTTCAAGCACCGCTTCCCCGGGGTCCCGATGTAGTGACCCGCATCAATGCAGATCAGCATGGGATCAGCCCTCCTGACCGGCCTCCTGCTGGGCGCGCTCCTCGTCCTCCCGGACCCCCGCCTCCACGGCGGCCGCAAAGGCTTCCCGGTCGTGGCCGGCGAATACGTCCACCAGGGCCTCGTAGTGGTTGCCCACAAACTCGTTGATGCCCTGCTCCGTCATGCCCTCAGGGATGGGGTGGGCCGACTTGTGGTGGGCCAGGGCAATGGTCAGGTCGGGCAGGTCCAGGTCCTCACAGGTGGCAAAAATGTCATAGATGTAATTGGCGTTCATTGTTCTTTCTCCTCTCATGTTGTCAGTTGTGTGTTACTTACTCAGCTGCTTGGCCGCCTGGTTGACGCCGGTGGCCGCAAAGCCGCTCACGATGCCCACCGCCAGGGCGGTCACCGGGTCCGTGGCCGGGAAATCCGGCACCGCCAGAGCCATGCAGGCAATACCCAGCAGTCCGCCGGACACGCCGCAGGCGATGGGGATCCACTTGTTGTCCACCCCGGACGCCTTGACCACCTGGCCGATCAGATAGCAGATCACCGTGATGGCCGCCACGCTCGCAATCCCAAAGTCCATAGTCTCACCTCCCTTCACTTTTACAGGAAATCGTGCTTTTGTAGCCGTTCGTCGTACACCCTTCCGATGTTGGCAATGGCGTGGACAGCCCGGCTGTTGGGATAATCCGGGTGCTCCCGGCAGAACCGCTGATAGCGGTCGATCTCCGTCAGCACCTCGATGAACTCCTCCCGGGTGTGGGGAATCTGTCGGATCAGCTCCTGGTTGAACCGCAGGATCCTGGCCCGGTGCATATCTGCCGCCCGCTCATCGTCGGTCTTGATGTGGTTGTCCAGTTTGATCCGGGTCCGCTCCAGCTCGGCCAGCACCTCCGCATTGATGGCTCGCCCGATGGCCTTGGCAATGGCGGACCAGGGGTTGACCCTGACGGGGGCGATCTGGATGACCGTCAGCGCCAGGACCAACAGCCCGCCCCCGCCTGTCAATAGCTCCTGGATGCTCAATATCTCTTCCTCCTGTGTACTGCATGGCGCTCAGCGCAATTACCTCACATACCAATACCCGTCTGAGTGCCGCCCATTGGCTGGATATGCATTTGGGTCGCTGGAGTATACCTCCCCAACGTAATCTCCAGCCTTATATTCAGGTGCGAAATTTATCCGATAGATTGCGTATCTATAATACGGACTCGAACTTCCATTGCGGTCGATGACAAGCATATATACCTGGCCATTACCACTAATACTGCCATGCACAGAGTCTTGACTGTCCTCACCACTTGCAAAATCATCAAAGCTTTTCGGTTGGATTGTAAATTTTGATAAGACGATGGCTTGATACGCATTTCCTCGGCTACCTTGGGGTTTGACATAACTACTTGTTACCCATTGGTGGGAATCTTCATTATCATGGTTAAACTTCAATGTTTTGGAGCTATCCCCAGTTTCCATATACACAAGGCTTAATGATTTGTCATAGTCGCCAGGCGTAATATACTCACGACCGATTCCAGCCGCTGAACTTACATAGACGTTCGGGGTAGATGTAAGGTTAGTTAATCCCCTGACTTGGGACTTACCGCTAACCTTCTCATGTTCAGCTACAGTTTTATATTTTCTCCACATATAGACCGGGCTGTCTACCAGATAGTTTTCTGGCAATGTGAAGGCAGGGCGGGAACCATTTGTGGTATCGTGATCGTAGGTGGATGGTTCACCATTAAAATTCATTGTCCAAACATAGGCCGTTCCTTTTGTTTGTGGAGAGCGGGTCCATTGTGTAACCGACTGTCCGTTCAGAAACGCTTTCTTAAGCGTATTGGAAATTGGAAGTTCAGAGCCATCCAGCGGGGAATAGCTGGGGTGTTCTCCAAGCTCCATCAGGGACAAAAGAAAAACGGACCGTGAAAGGGTTCCTGTGTTACCAGTACCGTTACCCGTCATAGCCTCAAACTTTGTGGTACCAATTAAGCTTTGAACATCAGCGTCCAACAAATTTTTATAGTCATTATTGAGCCAACTATCAATGGCACTCTTAGCATAGTTATTGGCGTAGGAGCCACTATACCGCTGGTCATTATAACAATCCTTACGCACCAACAGTGTCCGCCCGGCTCCGTTCAAGCCGCTCTCATAATTGTGCTTGGCTACATAGAAATCTACCAGTTTTCCACCCTCGTTGATTTTAACAAGGGTCCCTTCCGCACATTTTGACAGAGGAATCTTTTCCGCAAAAAACAACCGTGCCACACCGTTCACGCCGATATATCCCTTTTTGACCTTGCGGGCGCTCCCCCCTACACCGATATACATCTTCTTGACCTTCCGGTCGATATTTTCACTGCCCTCGTTAAATACATTAAGACCACCCTCAAACAGACAATCTTCGCACTGATACTTCTCCGGGTTATCGCTGATGCGCTTGATTGCAGTTGACCTGCAAGCACTTCTTGGGCATATCAGCTTGATTTCGGATACCCCCACAAAAAGCCCCTTCGCCACGCTCCATCACCTCACTCATAAACCAGATAGATCTCACCGGACGCCAGGGACGAGGATCCCGCCGTCAGATCCGCCGTCCCCGCCCGGATATTCCGCACCTGGGCCGTCCCCAGCGCCGCGGCCGCGCCGGCATTGGCCTGGACCTGACCGCCCAGCGTCCCCGCGCTGACGTCCGCCGCGCTGTGCTTGTGCGCCGCCGGCGGGAAGGTCTCCGGCTTCCCCGTGACCGTCCCCCAGGCGTGGGAGTGGCTCTTCGCGGCGTACAGCGGGTCAAAATACCCCTTCAGCGCCGCCTTGATCCGGCTCCACAGCACCCGCTTGGGGACGTTCTCCGCCGCGCTGTCCGTGACCAGCACCCCGTCGTTGTCCGCCGGCTGGTCCTTCAGCTCCGCCCCGGCCAGCGCCTTGGAGATGTCCATCTCCGGCAGCTGCCCCGCATCCACCTTCCCGTCCGGGCCCAGCGTGGCCCGCAGCTTCAGCTCCCGATCGATCACATCCATGTTCCCGTTCAGGACGTCCACCTGGGCATTGTCGCTGGCCACTGGCTTTTTGAGTTTGTAGTTTGTCGTTTCCGTCATACGATTTTCCTCCGCATTACAGAATTTATATTGACATTGTGCGCACATTGTGATACAATCATCGCACAAGGAGGCGATTATCATGGCAAACATCAACATCCGCATCGACGACGCCCTCAAGCAGCAGGCCGACGCCGTGCTTGCGGAGCTGGGCATGAACATGACCACAGCCACCACCGTTTTCCTCAAGCAGCTGGTCCGGCACAACGGCATCCCCTTCGAGATCAAAGCCGACCCCTTCTTCTCCCCGGAGAACCAGTCCCGCCTGCTGGCCGCCGCCCGGCGCATGGACGAGGGCCGCGGCACGGCCCACGAGCTGGAGGACGCATGAAGAAAATATGAGATGTAACGTCAGCCCCCGCCCTGCGCGGGGGCTTTTCTCATCTCCCCCTCCAACACCTGTCCCCAGGTATACGCGGCCAGCTCCCCCCAGGTCCGGCCCGCCAGCTCGCCCCAGGTCCGGTACCGGAACTCATACCGCAGCGCCAGGTGGGCCGGTATGGTCATCTCCAGCGCGGCCTTGAGGCCGTCTAAGTCCTCCGGGATGCCCAGCTCCCCCACAAAGGTCACCGTGATGGTGCTGCCGTCAAAGCCCACCTCCACCACGCCGTTGCGCCAGGCGTCCGCCACCGCCTGGATCTGTTCCAGGGTCACCGGCCCGCCCCCCCGCCGCCGATGATGCCGTC